GCGATTTTCCTATGTATGAGAACAGTTGGCGATAAGTCATTTCTTCCTCCTCCATATGCGGCTAAACATTTGTTTAACCTTGTCTTTGATGGTTGACTTTTTTTGGTCTACCCAAAAGTACCACTCCGTAGCAGGATCTTCGGGGACTGGATGCTTGATGCTCATGCCGCCACCTCCACGATGATGTAGCCCTTTCCACGGCAAGCATAGCAGGTCTGTGATAACTCTATCTCGCGGGAATAGTCCCATGCCTCTACCCAACCGTCACCTTTGCAGTCAGGGCATTTTTCCGCGTCATGCTTCACGCCCCACCGGGCGGTCGCTTCGTTGATCTCCTGTTCAATCGTTTTCATCGTTCACCTCTTTGCAGGTTTTGCAGACACCGTAGGCGTCCAGTTGGTCTTTTTCTTCGCCGCACTCAATGCAGACAAACTCTTCAACGCACTCCTCGCACAGCCCGTTCTCAAGCTGTTCGTATGTCCATATTGCACAGTTGCAAAGGCGGCACTCCAGTTCGGGCGATGGTGGGCACAATGGCCCCGCCCCGTGTGCAGAGTATCCTATCACTTTGATGCACCTCTTTTTTCATACTGGACGGTAGCGTCAGCGATTGTGTACTGATTCTTCCAACTCCGTGCGGTCTTGGTCCGCTTGATGATGCCGTCAACAAACATACGCGATGCCGCCCGTGCTGAACGCTCCTTGCTGATGCGGGTTTTTTTGGCAACCTCCTCCGCAGTCAATGGCTTGTCGCTGTTGGCAAGCGTATCGTATACGATCCGCATGATACCAGTTTTCGGCACAAGCCCGGTGAATCGGCGGCTTTCCCATTGGGTGTTTGCCGTTGCCCTTTTCCGGCGTTTCTTGACTGGAGGAATGGCGAGTATTGATCCCTGTTCATCAGGGGTTTTTTGCCCAGTCCATTGCCGCATGAACTCCACGGCATCTGAGAGCTTCTGAAACGTGATGGTTTTTTCTGTGGTGTTAAACGTGATCATGGTGATCGTCCTCCTTAAGCGTATAGCTGACTGTTAAACATTTCGTAAATGGGCTGACCAAGGAAGTCCTGTAAACTGATTACATCCCCGTACTTCAGGTCTACATAGAACTCGTTTTCCTTGAGTGCCGCGATGAGGGAGTCATGGATGTTCGGATACTCCGCCCTGACATCATCGAGCTGATCCCGAAGGGATGGTTTCAGGCGTTCGTATAGGGTCATTTTTTCTGCGCCTCCGCGCTGTTGTGTGACGATGCAATACTAAGCTCAGATCCCGTAAAGGATTCCAACGGCAAACCGCGTTGCAAAGTAGACAGCCGCAACGATGAGAGCGGCATACATGATTTTGTCGGCTGTTTTCATGTCACCACGCTCCGAGGTTTTCAAGCGCGGCACGGTCCCTATCAAGTCCGCGCACGTCAATGTTCCGTTCCCGTATCGTTTCCAGTACGGCGTTGAATATTTTCGTTTGGCGAGTGATGAAAAATAGACACGTTGCCATTGATACTTTGTGCGGGTTTGCTTCCATCTGTATAGCTTGCCACGCTGCAGCCGCGTCCGTATCTGACCGCGGACACGTTGCTTTTAGCTGCCCTTTGTTTTTTCCACGCGTTGCAATCGCCCCTTGAATGGCGGCTTTGATATCGTTTACTGTCAATTCCATTGCTTTATGCCGTTTTGATATTGAACCAGTCTCTGAACATTTCTGCTTCAGTCATTTCTCTTGCGCCTCCGCGCTGTTGTGTGACGATGCAATACTAAGCACGGGGTTTGCACGGCGCAAATTTTTTCCGTGGGACCTGGACCATTTCACACAATCTGCATAAAGCCAGGTTTTTTCCGGGGCGGTTTTTTCCGGGAGGGGGTATCCACTAAAGCCCTGGTTTTCATCGTTTCACAACCCTTATGGACGGTGATTGTGATGAAAATCGTCTTAACAGTTTCTTCACTTTACATTCTGCAAAGAAGCCCACTATTATTGCACCGCCAACCGACAACAAAGACGGACACAGCAATGAAGTACTATACGGGAGACTGGCACTACAACGACAAATTCTACACATACAACAATGTGTTTGAGTGCGTGGGGTTTGATTCACCGTGGAATGGATGGGTTACTCCCGTTGTAGATCGCGAGCAACTGGAGCAGCTTGTCAGCGTGGAACCCGACCTGTCTTTTGATAGCGCGGGAAACCTTGTCTACCGCTCCCCTGAATATGCGCTTGACGATACCTTTGTCATCATGCCGACCAACGACGGCCTCTATCACTTGGTTGATCTCGGTTGGTGCTTTGAAGAACTAAGCGAGGAAGAATACAATGACAGCATCTAAGAAAATGAGCGTACTATCACTTTGCGATTACTCGGGCGCATGGGCAAAACCCTACGCTGACGCAGGACACACCGTGTTCCTTGTTGACCCAAAGCATAGACCTGCTGACGGGGAAAACGTGTGGGCCTTTGAGGATGGCATGATGCGGTGTTCCGACACCGCCCGTGGATTCCTGAACCTGCTCCGTCAGGGATGGGTCAAACCTGATTTTGACGTTATCCTCGCCGCGCCACCGTGTACGCACATGAGCAGTAGTGGAGCGCGATGGTTCAAGGACAAGGACGAGGACGGAAGGACGGAAGAACACGCCCAAATAGTGAGGGACTGTCTTGAGATCGTCAAACTGTGCAATCCCAAGGTGTGGGCATTGGAGAATCCTGTTGGCAGGATTGCATCCGTTGTGCCTGAACTTGGAAAGTGGGGGCTGATCTTTAATCCGTGCGATTATGCAGGGTTTGCAGACGATCCCGATTCTGAGGCGTATACAAAAAAGACCTGCATATGGGGCAGGTTCAATGCAGACCTTCCAACGTCTCCCGTTGAACCCGTCATGTATGAACGGGGCGGCAAGCGCGGATCATGGATGTGGGCAAACTTAGGCGGCAAATCTGAGCGTACAAAGGAACTCAGATCCAATACGCCAACAGGTTTTTCACGGGCATTTTTCCGCGCCAACTCCTGACTTTTTTCCGCACCATAGTTTATCAGCAATTCTAACCGAGGATAAGACCATGAACAACCTGCCTGAAACAGCAATCCTTCTTATTTCCGATCAATGGGGCATCTACATTCCCCAACGGCTCGCAGAATTGGAATTTGAATCTCCGCTTGACATTGTATCCAACGCGGATGAGTTCGCGATACTTGAAGATGGGCCGGATCACGAGTGGTATTGGGAAGCTTGGGAAACCGTTCTCCGCACCTGCATCATGCACGACAGGAATGGTGTGCCTCACTACCTTTATCAAGACGGCGACCTATGGGCCATTCCCGTGGGCACGGAATGGGAGGACTAAGACATGACTATTTAGAAAAAAGTGTGCCGGTCTTTTTCCGGGCCGGTTTTTCCGGGGGGCGCGGTTTTTTCCGCGTCCCTCTTTTTTTGTGGCGGGCTTTTTCCGCGGGTCTTTTTTCGGTGGGGGTGCGTGTGTGTGCAGGTACGTGCGTGTGCGTGTGCGTGTGCGTGTGCATGGGTGCGCCCTGGCGCGTCTCGGCCATGGACCCGAGAAAGTCAAGCGATTCACGGAAACCTGGTCAAATCTTTATAAATGACCTTCATCGTTTCTTCATTTGCGAAGTGCAAAGAACGCCACTATTATTGCACCGTCCAACGAAACAAACGGCGCGCAAGCGTCAAACAGGCCATGAAAGTCGAAATGAATGTGGTTGAACTGTCCGACATTAAACATGCCCTTGGCTCTCGCCTTGAAACTGTCACCCAACGGACTGAATATTGGAGCGGGCGGGATGAACGTTTGGCTGAGTTCAATCGGGATGAAGCAGAGCGAATCGGGAAGATCATCGAATGCCTTGAATCCGCGTTCAACGAATGGTTGGCATCATAACGCACCCAACCAAAACGGCGCGCAAGCGTCAAGCGAACATGGAAAACGAAAAGTATAATGGATGGACTAATTACGAAACGTGGCTCATTGCCATGTATTGGGTGGACTACCTCGGCAACGCTCGGCGTGAGGAGCAAAAGGATACTGGCGAGTCTATACGGTGGTCCGAGGAACAGATTAAGGACATTATTTGGGAGCATGAGGTGGAGGTGTCTGGCATTAACGAGAACTCCCCCACCGTGGCGCAGTCGCTGTTCAGCAATGCTTGGCGCATCATCAACTGGCAAGAAATTGCCGATCATGTAAATGAGGACTAATATGAAAACATCCGACCGAATCATGTACGCGGGACTTGTTCTCGCCACTTCATATTTCCTTACGCGTTTCGCCGTAGGAATCCTGTTCAACGTATAAAGGATAGAACCGATGAAAAACTATTTTGCCACTCGCTACCGCTTGGAAACCGCTATTGAGAACGCATACCGGATTGAAGGTATGCAGGAATTGTTAGACACTATGTTCTGCGACGGCTTGGAAATACCGGAGGAGGGAACTGTCGGATGCGCGCCGTATTGGTTGATGGAGTGCGAACCGTTCACGGCGTTCGCATCTTCTCGCTACAATGACGGTACGCTGAAGGTAGCGGAGTCAAGGTACCCGGATTTTGAACCCGGAGCCGCTACGCTTAAGCGTGAGGACGTAGAGGACGCGGACGTATACGTTGAACACGTTCCCGGTATTTGGCTGACAGCCCGCGACGGTGAGATAGTGTGGAGGAACCTTGACGGGGAGCCGTTCCAGTTTGTCTGCCTCGGTACATGCTCGCTACCCGCAGAGCAGGAGCTTCAAGCGGAGGACGGTGGACTGTGCTATGAATATAGGGGAGACTCTCACCTCTCTGTATTGGTCAAGGTGGAGGACATTCCTGCGCTCTGTAATAAGTAACCCCAACCAATCAACCGAGGACCGGACCCAACATCCGAGAATCGGTCTTGATTGATAGAAAAGGGGAAAAGCAGGTCACCACCATCCAGAACCCCAATCCTTTTTTATTCACCAAATCTTCATGGGGGTGGGAGGGTGAAACGGGCCAGGCCGGTCATGCTACCCCTCTTTCAAATGCGCGTCCTATTTTCAAGACCTGTTTCTGGACTGGCTCAAATGCAGGGAGTTGCTTGTCTTAAACATATCACACCCTTGGTGGAGGAGCCTTGAGGGATTGCTTGGTAGTAGCGAACGGAGACAGGACCCCCTCTCCTCGTAATTCAGAATAGAAAATTGTGCCGCTGACGTAGTATGTTGCTGGGGGACGCCGGAATTACGAAGGGACGCACAGCTTCAGTGCTGTGAGCAACGCTATTGCCAGGGGACTTACTTTATCCTATCCAACAGCATATTTCAGACTGAAGTTTGGCGGGTATCTCGCACAACCCTGTTCACACCCTCGGAGCCAGTCGCCCGTCGGTAGGAGGAAGATAGTATTGTCCTAAGTTGGGTGCAATAAAATCAGAAAATAAAATTGGTCGATCATCACTCTGCAAAGTTCTTGTCGTAGTTTCCGGCCTCTACAAGCACCTTTAGGGGAGCAAGGTTTGACATGGCAAATAGATGCGAGTCCGTTGGGAAGAAGTACTTCCATCCAGCTGACGCGCCCCTGTTGATGTGGTAGAAGAACGCCAGGCCATCTTTGCCAGTTGACTTCTTAAAGAACACGGCTGCTGCGTCATCCGACAGCGGTATGACCCTGGACACGCCGAAGGACTCGTTGTTGAAGTTGCCCTCCCTATCTGCCCTTGAGAACCTTGCCGCAACCTCATGTGCGAACTGCTCAAGGCCTATGGCTCTCTGCTTGTTCATTGCTCACCTCTGCTTGTTTCATGTACGTTATCCACTTCGTCTTTCCTGACTTGCCTGTCGTGTGTCCAAATAGCGGCTGGACGCCAAACGGGTCTACGACATCACGCACAGAGGCACTTGGCTCTGCCCAAGCGTGATAATCATAACCACCTCATTATTTTGCTTGCAGGTCATGTCATTGTGCGAAAATAAGGCCCGGCCTCATGTCTCGGATAAAGGCGCATCTTTTGCACTCGGTAAATACGCCGCTAAATGACCAGTATCGAACAGCCTCATCCGCAATCAGAACCAGCGTTTTCCTGTCTATTTCATCCTTGTGCTTTTTATACCATTGCCTGTGCATCTCCATCCGCCTGCCAGATTCCCGCCTCGTGTTATCCTGCACATCCTTTGTCGATAGCTCAGACTCTTGCCATGAGTGGTGCCTTCTGCATACCCACCTACTATCCGTCTTTCTTTTCTTGACCGCATACCCGCACTTCGGGCAGCATGGTATTGTTTTCGTCTTTACGGTAACCATGTATGGATTCTCAAGCCGCACCATTCCGGCTGCCAAAGACCTTGCTTGGGGCGTTCTCATCCTTTTCCAGCCGTGCTGCAAAACCATTGGGCCGTCTTCGCACCCGCAGGTTGCACACTTGTTGTCGATGATTTCGACTCGCCGCTTTTTCCAATACGCCGTGCCCCACGGCACGGGCGAATCTACCAGTATTCTGAACAATTCAGAAACAGGGGTCTCTCCAGCAACTACCATCTCCCTGAATAAAATGGAGTCTTGGTATGATTTGATTTCGGTCATAGCCACTTCATTATCTCATTGAACGCCATTTCCTCGTCCCACCGTGCGGCGGCGAAGAAGGGGTAGTTGCTGTCTTTCGTGATGGATCGGGCGTAGGACCGCGCCGCAACGCTGTTCGCCATGTCCGGGCCGATAGCATCAAGCCGCGCCCGTATCTCCTGCGCTCGGCTCATGCACTCTACCCTGCACAGGCCCGTCGGATAGAACAGCCTGCAGAACAGGTAGTAGAGGCCGAAGCCGCGCAGTATCCAATACCGCGACTCAAATACCTCCTGCTGAAATACCCACGGCTCGTTCTCGTACACATCCCGGCGTATGCGAATCCATAGGCCGTAGTTGGATGCCTTGCGCCGCCCGCGCTTCGTGTCGGGTAGGTCGTCGGTGATCCACAGGAACGGTCTGAACTTGGGCCACCATAGTTCGCGGTAGGGTTTCACTTGATTTCCTCCTTCGTGACAAGGCCGCAGTTCGGCACGATGACGTTCTCCCAATAGCACTTCTGGCAGCGCAATTCACCCGGCGCATAGCCGTCATACGAGATCGTTGCCGCGCCCCATGTCATGCCGTCATCGCGCCCTATCTCGCCGTGCCGTTCGCAGATGTAGCGATAGCGCGGGAACCTTGCCATTACCGTAATGCTACCGATTGTGTTTTCCATGTCAGATATACCGGGTTTCGATTTCGGATTCGTCGAACCGGATTCCGTATTCGCCCGTGGAGAAAACCATGTGGGACAGGACATTGTTGCCCCGCTCCATCTCCGCGATAACGCCGTCCTCCGGTATCCCCTCTATCGTGTACGTCACCGATTCGGGCGGGTACTTGGTGGTGTCGGTTGGCGCAACCCATTCGTTCTGATAGACACTATCCCAAACGTCGGAAGGTGGCTTAATCAAAACGGGTTCTGTGTTCAGGTTGCGAATACCTTGGTACTCATCACCCTCGTCCAGTTCGTCATACGGCACACGGGCGAGTTTCACAGTGCGGATCAGGCGTGGGGTGTTAGTCATTTCCAATCTCGTCTGTTTTCAGTAGGTGGATGTTCTCGGCAACGTGTACAAGAACCTCACGGGGCACGGTATTTGGGTTTGTTTTTTGCACCCATGATTTCGTTGGCCTGTCCCACTCGAAGTATCGGAATCTTATGTACTCGCCCTCGGTTTCCGGGTCGGGGTCTACGGCATATTTCCATCCATCCCCGTGTTTGTATTCAAGCGTTGCGTATGTCGTGTATTTCATCCCCGCTCCTCCGGTTTTATGCGGGTCAACTTCGGCAAGTTTCTTTTTCTTGCTCATTCCTTACCCCTACTCATTGATGACAAGTCCAAATGGGCCCTTTGCAGGTGTGGCACTCACATTCTGTACGTGGATTGTGCGACCCTGAATGCCAGCTACGTGCCAGCAGTGGTCCTCATCGCCCTCCTCTTGGCAAATCAGGCTTATGCCATTGTCATCCTTGATGATTGACCAGTATTCGCCGTTGTACTCAATGCTTTCTGTCTGTTCGTATTCCATTTTGTGCCTCTTGTTTAAACAGAAAAGGCCAGCTCCCACAGCCAGCCCTTTCCGATAAAAACATTACAAACCCAGCGCAAAGGGCTTACTTTATGCCTTTGTCGCTCGGTTGATTGTGTTGTTTAGCGTAGAACACACAAGGTTTAAACTGCCTTGCTCAGTTGTGGATGCGCTCGGAGTCGAACCGAGGTACCAACAGTTTCCGTATCGGCTTTACTGCTGGGCTAAACCACTTCGCACCCTACCGGATCGTTTTCTCACACAGGTGACCCAGACCTGCTCGGGGCGGAGGCACCCCCTTAGAAGGGCAGCGTATCAGCTACCGCTGCTCTTCGGGATTGGGACGGTTCAGCAGCAGGTGGTTTACCGCTTTCGCCGTCACCAGAGCCAGAGCCGGAGAGAATGGTCATCTCACCTGCCTTGACTTCCGTGGCATACTTTGTTACTCCATCCTTCTCATATGAGCGAGTCTGAAGCGATCCCTCAATGTATACCTGGGTTCCTTTTGACAGGTATTTCCCGCAGATCTCGGCCAGCTTGCCCCAAGCGACAACACTATGCCATTCGGTCTTATCTACGAGCTTTCCTGTGGAGTCCTTGTATGACTCGTTTGTCGCAACGCGGAAGTTGCAGACGGTTGAGCCATTGACTTCGCGTGACTCTGGGTCTTGTCCCAGATTGCCCACGAGAATCACTTTGTTTACTCCTCTTGCCATTGTACGTACCTCTTTACACGTAAATGCCGTGCGGAATTGCACGACACCAGCAATATATATGCTTCCATCACGGAAGTCAACTTTATTTTTTGATTTTATTGTGCGGTATTTCCGTGAAGATTAGATTAAGGCGGTCAGGGTGTATAAGAGGATCGGGATGCCTGAAAGACACGATTTAAAGACATACGATCAGTTTACAAGCAAGGAAGCCAAATTGGTTGACCTGTACACTGATCCAGAGAGCGAGACGTATCGCAATAAGGTGCGCTCTTACGAGGCCGCTGGCTACTACTGCGCGAAAGTGCCGGAGGGCCAGGAGGACGATGGAAGAGCATACCGGGCGATGAAGGTCAAGGCTCACAAGCTATTTAAGAAGGACCATATATCGGTGGAGGTGGAGCGTCGGCTGATTGACCAGTCAGATGCCCTGAAGATGCCGATGGAAGAGGTGATCGCCAAGTTTTCGGCGATTGCTGATGTGGACCTGATGAAATATCTGCGGGAGGTGCCCGTAGCCTGTCCTCACTGCGAGGGCGAACTGCATTTCGGCATTGAATATGTATTTGATGTCAAGCAGATGCAGAAAGAGGGCTATGGGTCGCTCCTGAAGAAGATGCGACCGACGAAGTACGGGACGGAGTTTGACTTCTACCCGGCTGATGATGCTCTGGACCGCCTGATGAAACACTATGGCGGTTACAAGCAGTCCAGCGTAGGCGACGAGTTGTCTGCGTTTGACGAACTCATCATCGCGGCCCGCAAAACATAGTTCTTTGAAATGCCAACTCCCGATGACATCAAGGCCCTTGCAGAGAAGTGCGAGGACCCGGTTTGGTTTGCTGAAAACGTGTTGGGTGAGACAACGTGGTCAAGGCAGCGTGAGCTGCTACGTGCCGTCAGAGATAACGACCAAGTTGCCATCCGCTCCGGGCACAAGACTTCAAAGTCACGGTCCTTTATGATATTGGCCCTGTGGTGGGCCTTCAAATGGCACCTCTTGGGGGAGGATGCACGCGTAGCCCTATCTGCGGCGTCCTTCAATCAGGTCAAGGATATTGCGTGGCGTGAGATCCGCGCAGCATACAAGCGAACCCCGATCCTCCAGCAAGTATGTATCAAACCGCCTTCACTTGATCCTGCCACGGGCCTCACATTCACCAGCGGTAATCAGATCTTTGGCTTCTCTGCCAAGGAAGCAGAAAACGCCGCTGGTATCTCGTCGCCCCATGTGATGTACCTGCTTGACGAGGCATCTGGTATCCAGGATGCTGTGTTCTCCGCAATGGAGGGTAACATGGCTGGTGGTGCCAAGATGGTTATGGCTTCGCAGGGAACGAAGATGAGCGGCCATTTTTTTGATGCATTTAATAAGCACCGTGCCACATGGCACTGCATCAAAATTAGCTCGTGGGACAGCCCGAATGTAACGGGCGAGGCGAACATCCCCGGCCTCGCCACTAAGAAGTGGTGCCAACAGAAGCGTGACCAGTGGGGCGAGGATAGCCCGCTATACCGCGTTCGCGTTATGGGCGACTTCCCAGGCCACGGTGACAACACCGTATACGGCCTTGAAACGATTGAGCATTCTAAGGACCGAT